ATTTTCTCTTGTATTGAGTCATACAACATTGGGACTTCTTCCTTAATCACGTCAAAATAATCACACTCTGATAATAATTTTCTTAAAACTAATTTTCCAATACCATCCTTCAATTTTTGTTGTATCGTCACAACAGGTTCAGGTTTTTTAGGTTCAGGTTTTTTTTCTGGTGGTGTCTCAATAGATTCAACATCAGGAACAACAGGTTTATCAACAAGAGTTACTTGAATGTCGGTCATAACAACTCGTCTACAAGCCATTGCTTGTACTGAATACCATTGAGAATTAGATGTAACTTTTCCATTTTTATCTTTAATATCTTGAGTACAAGTTACCGGAGCACCAAAAGAACCTTTTGATGATTTTGGTATTGCTGTGTCGTCTTCACCAACGGTTTCAGGATTTGAGAATTTTAAAGTTTTATCAATAAATTTACTTAATTTAGTTGTTTTAAAATAATCAATTACGGAATTAGCTCTTCTTTCAGATAATTTTTTATTATATGTTTTGTTTGCCGGTGCAGATGCTGCGGCTTTTAAAGATATTTTAATAGTCCCTGTTTCCTCACTTAATATTTTAAAAGCATCCTCAATAAAGTTATTATTAATGTAGTCAAAATTATCAATAACAATATTTTGAAAAAATTCTTTAACATTAAGATTTGGACTACCTGTTGCAAAAGTTTTACTTGATATAGCAACATATTGGTCCTGATTCATATTATAAGTATAATTATCATAATCAGCTTTATATGTAGAATTTGGGATTGGGTTAGTCCTATTAGACGGTCCCGGAATATCATTATCAAAATAAAAACCAAAGTTATTATATTTTGAATCCAAATCAGAAACACTAGTTTCAAGATTTGTTGGTGTTATACTCTGACCAGCGGTAGTAACAGTCCCCACACTAGCATTTGTTGACAAATCACTATTAACATCTAACACATCATTTGCTGTTACATTTGGATTTGATAATATCTCTTGGTAAGTATATAAATCTTTGGTTGGTACGGTATTAAACTTTTTAGCTAATTCATAAATATCATATTTAACACAACCAGCGAAAAATGAGTCAAGTATTGAATTGACTCTTTCTTTATTAACACCTTTTAATTGTTTATCAACAATAACATTCATAATAGACGCATGGTCAACAATTATTTTCCAACTTAAACTTCCAGTTCTATTTGTGTCTTTATATGTATATATTGGTTCCGGTCTACCTAAAAATGATGTTGAGGTCCAATTAGCATTACTACTATCGTTAAATTTTAAATCATATGGTGGAAACCACATAACTCTACCTCCGTTTGGTCCTTTTTCACAAACAGGTAATTCATCATAGGTATAACCTTGTTTACTTGATGTTCTCCAAGCCAAATTCTCAATTGAGAACATATATTTTTTAGCGTATCCACCCAAACCATTTGCCCCATCAGCTATAATATTTGTTGACCCCGGGTTTCTTGTTGGTGAAATATTTAAATTAAATGTGTTATCTAATACAGAACTATTAAATCTTCTTCCGGATGTTGTTATACCATCAGTTTTTTGTAAATCAGCATAAGTATAGTAAGGTGTGTCTTTAGTAAACACTCTACAATATTCAATACCAGCTTCACCCCCGGTTGTTTGGTCTTTATAAGACACAACCTGAGAACCTTTAGTCATTTCTTTATATCCATCGTGGAATACTTTACTGACTTGGTTAATAGCATTACCAACGTGTTTTAATCTATTAATACCTTGTACGTTATCCGCAGAATTAACCAATCTTTGAGTTTGGTCAAGAATTGACGTTTCTTTGAATGTAAAGTTAGTCGATTCGTCTCTAGTGTAATTACTACTAATTAAATTGTATTCAGGGTCAGCAGAACCTGAACCACCGCCAGGTGTTGCACTAAATCCAGCATTTGGTTTATATTTTGGTGAAGTCCAAACAAATTGACCATCAATACCTCCACCATCACTTAGTGGTTTAGCAGCTAAACCAAAATTAAGTGTATCTTGATTTCCCTCAAATAGAATACCCATTTCAGAAGGACCATACACCGGTGATTGTTCTTGTTGCCCAAACGCATTAACCGGAACTTGATTTGGTGGTGATGTTATTGTTGAAGGTTCAGCGTTTCTACTACCAACATAGTAACCCCCCACTAAAGTTCCATTAGAAGGATTAATTAAACTAACAATCGCTTGTCCAAGACCTAATAACCCACCATAATCTTTACGATAACTTGGTTGATATCTGTTGTATTCTAAATTTCTAAACAACACAGACCTTTGTCCGTTACCAGTATTAAATAAGAATATTTCAGAAGGATTTCTTCTAGTATTTAGAATTGGACCTAAAAACCCCCCCGTTAATTGATTAACAACATTTAACGCGTTTGATGTTTGTTGTGTTTGACCATTTCTTGTATTATCACTAAAATAATCGCCGGGAATTAAAGATACCGGCCAATACGCCCCACCTAATCTTGTAATTAAATCTCCCGCGGCAGTAATTGGGTCCTCGGGTACCGTAATTCTCCAATTTCTATAAATTAATGGTTCTTGTCCCGATATAATTAAACTAGCCTCAAAAGGGTCTTGTAATGATTGTAGGTTAACTTGACCAACTGTGTTTATAAAAATTTCACGAGCAATTCTGTCTTGAAATAACTCATTTAATTTTTGAGCTCCTAATCTTGCCAAATACGAATCCTGAGATAATGAACCATCACTACCCGTTGGGTTTGTTGATAATAAAATTGAGTATGGTGAATATGATGAGGGAACAAACGGAAGTGGTAAATATGGTTGATGTATTGGTTGTCCCAATATTTGAGTTGTAACACCATACATATCATTAAAACCACCAACCGGACCATAGTAATTATCAATATAAGCAGCATCAATAAAAAATTCATTAACTAAATCTAATACTGTATCATTAGGACCATACTCACCTTGATTTGAGTTAACCGGAAGTGGGGGGTTATTATAATTAATACTTAAATCATACCCTCCTGTTGGTCCGTATTCATTTAAAGGATACAATAAATTAGCAAACGGGTCATTAGCTATCAATTCATTTGGTGAATCTATTACATTTGAAACAGTTAAAACCGTTTCATACGTTAAATTACCAACAGGTGGTGAATATACACCAGCAACATTATATGGTGCTAAGTTTCTTGCTAATAAAACATCTCTAAACGAAGATGAGGATGCAAACGATAATGTACTATTTGACATATTTTTATTATTTAATTATAAATAGATAAATAATCTATTTTAAGAGTATTGTAACTTACCAGAATTCATTAATTGTTGTTTATTAGGATTGGAAGTTGTTAATCCCCCATTATTAAACGCCTCTTTAACCGCAACACCTAATGCTTGTGAAACACCGGTATCGTTAAACATCGCAATAACTTGGTCTGTATTAACATTACTAGGTGCAGTAATATTAATATTTAATGTATGTGTTAAATCTACTGTAGAATTAGTTGATGATGGTGTATTATTAGTATTATTATTGTTATTTACCCCTGTAAGTCTAGATAAAACATCACTACCTTTGGTAAATGCTGCAAATGTGTCTTCCGGTAGTAATTGAATATCTTCATTTGGCATTTTTAAAACATCACGACCTGGTCTAACTGGTAAACCACTCATTTTATCAATCAATTTTTGAATACCGTTACTTAATATTGGCATTTTTTGACTTAATTTTTCCATAGCACCAGCAAAATTATCCGTAGCAGAAAAAAGAGATTTTGTTGTTTTCTCCATAAATTCATCAATTGACATATTCCCCGCCGCAGCTTTATCAAGGTCTTTTCCTAATTGATTAGCCGTTAATGGTGGTTCAGCATTTTTTAACGAATCATTAATTGACGGCATAATACCTTTTGCCAATGTTAATAATTCATCACCTGTATATGATTTAGCTAACGTTTTTGCCGGAGTTGAAACAAGTTTTGCAATACCTCCCGCCATAGTTTGTTGGGCAGACAATTGTTGTTTAGCCAAGTCTTCCATTGTAGGTGGTCCTTTTTCAGCAGCCTCTTTAAGTTTTGCAAAATCTTCTTTATTAAGTTTGTCAACATCTTTAGTTTCATCACCAATTGTTACTTGATATTTTCCATCCTTACCCATCTCAGCCATATTGGCAATAAGTTTTTTATCTTCCTCGTTAGCAAAATCACTAGGAAAACTTATTTCCTTCATTTTCTTATCAAAATCAGCACCCGCTAACGCCATTTTAGTTAATTCAGTATATGGCATACCCATCGCCTTAGCGATTTCTTGCATTTGACGTTTTGCTCCCGGCATAATTTCAAAATGACCATCTTTACCTAATTGAACAAATTGTTTACTCATTTGAGCAATTTGATTCTGTAATTCAGCAGGGTCATTTTGTGATAAATCCATTAATTTTAATGGGTCTAATAAGTCACCTTGGGTAACACCTAATCTTTGTAACGCTGCAGCTGTTTCGATAGCACCCTCAGGATTATAAACTTTTTCAGCAAAATCTAATGTTGATTTCATATCAATTCTTAACATACTCGCTTGTGCGGCCATTTTAGCCAATCCTGAAACTCCTCCTTCAAAATTGAATTGGTTAAGATATTTCATATTATCTATAACTTTAGCAGACACCGCCTGAGCATTAACTCCGGATTCACGAGCAATATCAACAACTTTTTTCATTTCAGATGCAGTATTATAAGCGGATATACCTACATCAGCCATACTACTAACCATTTTAGTAACTTCTATATTGGTAACTTTATATGAGGCATATAAATCTTTAGCACCATCAGCACTTAATGTGACCGCTCTACCCAAACTACTAGCAACTCACTCTTGTAATCTTGCAACATCTTCAAGAGTCCCACCCATATCTTGGATAGCGTCTAATGATAAAGCCATAGCAGCTCTCATTGACTGAGCCATTTTATCGGTCATACCGAATAGACCCAACATTTTAGAACTTGAGTCGTCTATATCAAGTATTAATTTTGCTTGTGCCGCTGTTAATTTTTTTAAGTCTTCAAGTGCCCCCATATTAAATGTGTTTATAAATAAATACACCAAAGAGTAGTTTTAAATTACGTCTTTGGTGTATTATCTTCGATTATCCGGTCTACAAGATATTTTCTTACATAAGTCGGCATTATATAAAAATCTGAATACGAAAGTCTAATAAAACGAGCTAAAAAATAATACTCCTCAATTAGACCTTGTCTATGATTAGAAGAAAGGGCGAAAAAAGTCCACCCCAAAGGTTATCTCGAAAGATACCAATTCTCCTGATGGGGCGATTACTTGTCTACTTAAATCTAATGATGGTTCATTATCTCTTAAAAATTTTCTTATGTATTTTGAATCACTAATTGGTAATGTCTCAACATAAGTAGCAATTTTACCTTTATCAGTATCCCCATCAAACTCAACAATATGTTGATTTAATTTCCAAGTTACCCTTGGTGCTTGTCTTCCGGCAGGATATTGACTAACCATTCTATCTAATTCAATAGTATCGTTGAAAGTTGTTAATTTTAATTTAACCGTTTTACCACATTTAGGTAATGTTGTTGTAAATAAACCATTTTCATCAGGTTTCACACTAGTTTGTTTAATATTTAATTCATCCAACAAAATAGTTCCAACAAAAGGTTTATCGGTTTTAGGGTCAATTAAATTTACTTTATATTCCGGTCCAAATGAGGTATTTCTTAGGAATATTAAAATAGCTTCAACATCACCATTTAATAATTCCTCAGGTCTTAAATCGTGTTCATATATTTTATTTCTTAATAATGATAAAATAATATTTTCACCACTAATACCTGAACCAATTAAATAATTTTCATCATTAGCGGTTAAATAACCAACTTTAACTGATTTCTTTTTCGATTGATAAAATACACCCCCTGTTGGTAATTGAACAACATCGTGAGGTAAGTTAAAACTTTGTGTTGCTGCATCTATAATGTTTTGTTCCATAATAATTTGTTTTTTATAATAAATAATAAGAAATGTTTTTTTTATATAAATAAAAAAACCCACTAATGTGGGTTTTAATTAAGCTAAAGATAAAAGACATATTTTTTTTTGAATTATTAAATTTTCAACAAATTTAAGTCTATCAATAAATAATGTATCTTCATTCATATGTATAGTTAATCTTTTAATTCTTTGATAAACTTTAGGTTTGTTAATTGAAACCCAAGTTTCATTAGACAATGTAGGTGAATTATAAATGTCGTTAGCCGTTAACATTTTATATTTTTTAATAAACTAACACACATCTATCCATACGTAAAGATGTATTGATTGTTGCAATTTTATCATCACTATAACTTAAAGAACCAAAATCAGAAGAAGTTATAAATGTTCCCTCTAAAATCCATTTTTCAACAACAACACCAGTTGGGTCTAACATTTCAAGGTCAACATTTTTTTTGTAACCCGCAGCATATCCCATACGTCCGGTAACCGATTCAGCACATAAACGTATCCATTCCATTAAAGCTTGTGAAGCTGAGGGACCAATTGGGTCTCTGAAAGTCACAGCTAATTCATTCCAATTAAAACGACCAGCTACATATGTTGAAGTATTTAAGAATGGTATTTCAGTTGCGTTAATTTTTATACTTGGTCTTTTTGCCGTTTCAACAAACCATTCATTAATACCTAATGTTGATGGAAATCGCATAATAAAACGATTATTTCTTTTTGGTTCATACGGTATGGGCATTTTCATTAATAAATCAGCCATTGTCTATTTGTTTTTAATTTTTATTTTTTTATCTTGTTTATTATAAATATTAC